ATAAAGGTTCAACTATTGTAGATTATGCTAATGAACCTTTCAGAAATTTTAGATCGGGTGGTGACAAAGATTTTTTGGTTGACGCTATGAAAGCAAAAGTCGGTCCTGCTTTTGATGATTTCAGAGAAGCGATCAATAACGGATCAATATTCGCAATTATTACAGCAAGAGGTCATAATCCTAACACTATTAAAGAAGCAATATATAATTATATTATTTCAGGATTCAATGGTATTGACAAAGAACAACTATTAAAAAATCTAAAAAAATATCGATCTTTCGTAGATGAGGAGGACATGAGTGATGAAGAACTTATAAAGTCTTATTTAGAACTCAACAAGTATAATCCGGTGTCTTTCGGTAATGAAGAGGGGGCGGTCAATCCAGAAGAGGCTAAAGTGGAAGCTATGGAAGAGTTTGTTAGCTACATCAAAGGGATGGCGGCTTTACTCAACAAAAAAATATTCTTAAAGAAGGGAATAAGAAATAAATTTATTCCTAAAGAAGTATCTATTGGTTTTAGTGATGATGATCCTAAAAACATAGAAGTAATGAAAAAACATTTTGAAAATAAACCAGATAATATTGTAAAAACTTATTCTACTGCTGGAGGAGTTAAGCGAGAAGTAAAGTAAGGATACTTGTAGAAAAAAAAAAAGTAAAGAGAAAAATTTTTCCACAGGTCTATATTTATGAGTATAAACTAAGAACAAAAAAAATTTAAAAATAATATGGCTGATTTACTAATGAAAATGCCGATACCTTACGAACCGAAACGACAAAACCGTTTTATCTTGAGGTTTCCATCTAGTTTGGGTATAAATGAATGGTTTGTAGAGTCAACCGCAAGACCACAAATAACAATTGGTTCTACAGAAATTCAGTTTTTGAACACATCAACTTACGTAGCAGGACGATTCAACTGGAATCCAATAACGGTTACATTTAGAGATCCGATCGGACCATCAGCAGCGCAAGCTTTAATGGAATGGGTTCGTTTACATGCGGAATCTGTTACAGGTAGAATGGGTTATGCTGCGGGTTATAAGAAAGATGTGGACTTGGAAATGTTGGACCCAACCGGAGTTGTTGTAGAAAAGTGGATATTGTACGGAGTTTTCTTAACAGACGTTAACTTCAATCAGTTATCTTATTCTCAGGATGGTTTGGCAACAATTACTTGTTCTATGAGACCTGATCGTTGTGTGTTAGTATATTAACATCTAAATTCTATTTATTTTTCATAGATAACTTTTACATTTGACCGTAGAGCATAAAACTCTACGGTTATTATTTTATGGACAATCAATCAAGAGAATACGGACAATCTTGGATACTTGACAGCATCTGATGAAAACACAATCATGGCTGGTGGTGCGGACATGACTTCAATACTTTTAAGGTCAAAAATTTACGAACCTGACATCAAGGTTGATGATTTATTGGAAGGGGATATCGAAGCAATTTTAATCTTCCTTAGAAACACAGCATTCGGTCCCGATATGGAACTCAACTTAACCGATCCTGACACAAAAAAATCTTTCAAAACGACGGTAAGCTTATCAGAGTTGAATATTTCCAAAGGAGAAAAACCAAATGAAGAAGGATTCTTTTCTACGAAGTTACCTAAGTCAGAAATGAACGTAAAATTAAAACCATTAACATATGGTGAAATTTTGGAAATTCAGAAAATGGTGGACAGTTACCCTCAAGGGAGAACCGCACCAAAAGTAACATGGAGATTGAATAAACAAATTGTTGAAATAAATGGGGTAACAGATAAATCCGAAATTTCAAAGTTTGTTGAACAAATGCCTATTGCTGATTCTAAATATATCAGACAATATTTGGATGAAAACGAACCTAAATTAGATTTAAAAAGAACTGTAACAACCCCTTCAGGAGAAAAACTAACAATAAATGTTGGTTTCGGGGTGGACTTTTTTCGTCCTTTCTTCTGATTATAGAAAAGGTCAAATAGATGAATTTTATTATTTGACAAAACTTCTTAATATAAGTTATAGTGATTTTTTAAACATGCCTATATTCTATAGAAAATATATTTTGGATAAATGGGTAAAGGAAAATGTAAGGGACTGAAAATTCAGTCCCTTTCGTATTTATATATAACATACAATTAACAGATGGCCGATAAAAAAACATTTGATGAAATTAAACAGGAACTTTTGGACTCCTTCAATGTTGGAGTTCAGAGTTTCAAAGATCAATTTGATGACATCGCTGATGCATCCAATAAATTACTCGGAACCTTCACTCAAGGACGACAAAGAATTGGAGAACTCAGAACAGCTTTAGCTGACGCACTACCCGATGTTACTAGATTGGGAGGTGGAATTTCTGACGTTCAACAAATTATTGCGGATGTTGCAGATCAATCAAGAAGGAATGTTATTGCTTCATCAGAAGAAGTAGAAATGTTTTATTCCGCAACCAAAGTTCTTGGTTTATCAACCCAACAATTGTCAAAATCATTTTTGGATGTCGGGATAGGAATTGAGAAAATTGGTGAAAATTTAGAAAAGTCTATACAGTATGTTCGAAGTATTGGAGGTAATGCCAAAACTGTGATGCAGGATGTTCAAAACAACATGGACCAAATGAACCGATATCAGTTTGAGGGTGGTGTTGTTGGTCTTACGAAAATGGCTGCTCAGGCTTCTATGTTGAGAGTTAATATGTACACTACATTCCAACTAGCGGAAAAAGTTTTAGATCCAGCACAGGCAGTAGAAGTTGCAAGCGCATTTCAAAGATTAGGAGTTGCAGCTGGAACTTTGGTTGACCCATTCGCTTTGATGAATGCTTCGATCAATGATCCATCAGGTTTACAAGATAGTTTGTCTGAAGTTGCAAAACAATTTACATATTTCGATGAAGAAACCAAAACATTCAAAATAAATCCTCAAGGAGTTTTGACTCTCAAAGAGTTGGAAAGTCAGACTCAAGTTTCAGCGTCAGAAATGACAAAAATGGGATTAGCAGCAGCTGAGTTGGACATGAGAATTTCCAAAATTGGTGAAGCCGGACTCAATATCAAAGAGGAGGATAAAATGTATTTGGCTAACATTGCCAAAATGGGTGAAGGAGGTCAATATGAGGTTAAAATAAAAGATGAGAGTGGAATTGAACAAACAAGAAAACTTTCAGAAATTACACAAGATGAATTTGATAAGTTAATCAAAGAACAACGGGATGGTCCAAAAACTATGGAGGAATTGGCTAAGGCACAAATGTCCACCACTGACATCATTATGGGTGATGTTAAAGCAATCAAGAATGCTATAACAGGAGGAGTTGTCACTGCTGGACAAGTTACAAGAGAAACTGAAGGGGCTCGAAGGACCCTAACTACCTTTACTGGAGCGGGATCAGAATTGGTAACATCTGAGGGGACACGAAAACAAACTGAAAGAGCTCTCAGGGATATTGGACAATTAGTTGACGATTTACGAGATGATAGTGTTGGAATGACAGATGATATTATCAAATACTTAGAAAGAGCGGGGACTCAGTTAGGGGATATTGATGCAAGTGTTAAAAAATCTTTAGAAGAAGCTGCCGAAAAAATAAGTCAAAACTTGGGAGATGAAAGTATGGTTGAGAGATTAACCAAAGAAATGGTAAATACAGTTAGAGGGCAATTTACAACAGCAGAAAACATTAAAGACCAACCAATTTCTTCGATTATCACGGGATCACAGACACCTATTTCAGGGAATCAAAATCTTACATCTTATGCGACACAACTAACGGCTCAAAATTCAAAAGTCGAAATGGCTGGCGGAATAAAAATCGAAGTCAAATTTGATAATTTACCTAGTGATTTGACACCTGCTCAAAAAGAACAAATAATGAAACAAATCACAGATCAATTCAATTCCTTAGCAGTTCAAAATTTTGTTCAAAACATTGTGAAGAAAAATGATCCTATGGGTAATAACGCCACCCAATATCTCGGTGGATCTCAATAAATAAAAATTGGTTCCAACCTATTTATAATAAAAAAATATAAATGGCAAGTCCTTTAGATTTTGTAAACTCAGAAGGTTTTAGAAAAAAACTTATTGTAAGGAATTTAACACCTTACGCTAAGGCTCCAAATAGACCAACCCAACCAATCAATACAGAATATATCCAATCTGATTCTTCAGTTCAAGATAGTCCTGATCAATTGATTGATACACCTTCGTTTGCTAATCAGTTATATCCACTCAATCAATATGGTAATGAAGGTGGATATGAACAAGTTCCTGATCCAGGGTCTTTATCAAATACAAAATCTAATGAAGGTGAGTATGGATATCAGGATGCGAATATTGTAGGACAATCCATTCCTGAATCACAAAAATGGAAACCACTCAACGTATTTTCTAATGGGGACCAATTACCCTTAGATAGTGCGGAATTTTTTGATTCCATTACAAGACCTCAAGCAACAAATACATCAAACAACCAACCATATCCAACGACATTTGTCTATTCTACTTATAGTCCATTATCTATACTTCTATCCCCAAACCCTGGAGGAAGTAACGGTTTTGTAAGCCAAGACTCATTTATTGCGAGGCTCGGTGCACAAACTTTAAGGAAAGAATTCGAACAAAGAATTGCGGCACAAATACGTCAAGATACTTTGGGTAGAATCAATGCATTAAATGTTACTAGTGGAACTGACCTTGTAAATATTCTTACAGGTATTGTTCCAATCATAGAGCCTAACTATACAATTACAGTTACCGCTAACCCAATACTTGCTGCAACCAATTTCGCACTACGGTTAGGTGGTAGTATACTTCCTGTTTCCCCTATACCTGGATCTTACTTTGACCCAAATATCAATCCTGGGCCTCAGACAACTGTACAACAATTAACAAATGCATTCCGACGCAGTGGTGTTGGAAGGTTCTTCAACAGATTGATGGGTGGAGGAGAGACTGGATCTCAGATCATGTTCAACAACATGGGTGTAGGTCAGAGATCTCGATTATTCAAAAACATAGACTTTAACAAATATAAGCCAAATTATCCGAGGACATTCCTGGATAGAGTCGCTGGTGTTTTGACAGGAACACAATCTGACAACAGTAATTTTTATGTTGGAAATATCACTTCTAATCCTTCCCAAATATTTTCTCCTGCTGGTGAGGTTCCTGTAAATTCTTATGGTGTTGAACAACAATCACCTGTTTATGGTCCTTCGGAACTTGCTCAGTTATATGAAGGACCAAGTCAATCAGTTAGATTGGGGGCAAATGGACCAACATATAGTAATGGAGGTGGTATTGAAGGTGGATTTACTTGGGTTTCACCTAAGTACAGAGGAAACGCTGGTAAAAAAGTAGGAATCAATGGAGAAGTTACAAATGAAGATGAAGATTTTAGACCATCATCATACAACACCACAGAGTCGGTAAATAATGAATTCAGAGAGGGATCAATATTAGATGACACACAACGACTCATTGACAGCCAACCTCAAGGAGGAAGAAGATTACAACACGTAGGAAATGCGATTGATCAAGTAAGCAAAGTATTCAACGACGGATATAAAGAAATGACTAAAGGGTCAAGAGTTTATAGATATGTTGGAGACATAGGACAAGAAGTTGGAACAGAATATTGTAGAGTTTTTGCAAAGGATATACCTTATTTACAATACAATGATCTTCAAAAGGTCGATGGTATAACTACTGAAGGACGAAGATTTTCCTATTCTGTTTTGGACAAAACATACAACCTCAATATTGCACCAAACAAACAAGAAGGGGGACAAGATTCATCCAATATCATTGGAACTGATAACAATGCTTATGCAAAAAAGTATATGTTTTCATTGGAAAACTTAGCATGGAGAACATCAAATACTCCAGGATTTTCAACCGCAGATTTACCTGTCTGTGAAAGAGGACCTAACGGAGGGAGAGTTATGTGGTTTCCACCATATGGATTAACATTCAGTGAAAGTACTACTGCAAACTGGAATCCCACAGATTTTTTAGGGAGACCAGAACCAATTTATACTTACAAAAATACTTCTCGAGGGGGAACGTTACAGTGGAAAATTGTTGTTGACCACCCATCAGTTTTGAATGTGATTGTAAATAAAGTTTTGGGAAATGAATCGAACAAAACAAGAGTGGATAGTATCTTGGAATCATTTTTTGCTGGATGTCGTAAATATGATATTTACGAGTTAGCAAAGAAATATGCAACAGTGAACCCAAATGATTTATTCGAGTTGCAACAGGCAATTTCTTCGAAAGAAATGACTCGAGAACAAATTGAGTATACACGTAAAACTATTGAAACAGGATATAATTCTCCAAATGGATCGGATCAAGGATCGTCACAATCTGGAGGAGGAGGTAATCCTCAGAACGAGATTCAAGGCTACATAGAGCTTGGGTTGTATTTTGAGAATGACTACCCAAAACCAGATGGGGACACTAACTTCGTTCCACTATACAATGAATATGCCTCATCATCGAATATAACTAAATACCAATCAAAATCCAACGGGGATAAAACGACTACATTTTTCAATACTGTCGTTATCCCAAATTATAAAGCCATGGAAGAATTAGCGGTAAATTTAGGGAAAAAATTTGAAACTAATTCTCAAGGGACTGTCACAATAGAAATAGATTCAAGTTGTTCAGCTCCAGCTACTGTATCATATAACAAAGAACTTTCTAAGAGAAGGATTGAATCGATGATCAGATTTTTTGCGGAAAATACTAACACAAAAAAATACGTAGAAAGTAAGAGATTGATTGTCAAGTCAAGGGTAGCGTTTGGAGAACAAACTCGGTCTATTCCAATGGTATCCAATGCACCTGAAGGGCCATATCTTCCGTCTTCTTTTAATGCAAATGGAGATTCAATAAATTGTACTGATAACGATGTAAATACACCAGGTGGAGACACACAATCTGGATCTAAAGACGTATATACTTATGAGGCTATGGCTTGTAGAAGAGCATATATTTCAAATATAAATTCTACTTTGAATAATCCCGAACCTGAACCAGTACCAAATAGAATTGATGTTTTGGTTGGTAATGTTGTTACAGAAACCTTTACAACTGAGGAAGTTGTTGATGAATGGAAGCCAAGAGATAATATCACTAAACGGGTAGTAAGAGCCTTATTATCTGAGTGTGATTACTTTGAAACGATCAAAGCTGAAACCCCTATGGTGTTTGACAATCTGAAGGACAAGTTGAAATTTTTCCATCCAACTTTCCATTCAATTACTCCTGAAGGATTGAATTCAAGATTGACGTTCTTACAACAGTGTATGAGACCTGGTGATACAATTCCTACTATAAAACAAGTAACACCTGAAAGTAAACCCACACTTGAATATAATAACGCAGTGAATACGTCATTTGGTGCACCACCTGTATTAGTCATGAGAGTTGGTGATTTTTACAATACAAAAATTATCCCAACTGGTTTACAAATAGCATACGAAGGACTCGATTTGAATCCAGAAGGTATTGGAGTGCAACCGATGATTGCAAACATAACATTAAACTTTAACTTTGTTGGTGGTAGTGGATTGAAACAATCTGTCGATAAATTGCAAAATGCGTTGACCTTCAATTACTATGCAAACACTGAAATATATGATGATAGAGCGGACGCCACTGATATTGAGTCGTCAAGGATACTTGACCAAATATTTTTAGCGGGTCAAACACCTCCCCCGATACCTGGAATAAATAACGCTAGTACAAATACTGGTCAAGACAACAATTCCACTATTGGAAATATTGTAAGTTCAATTCTTTCTGGTAATCAAGTAACTACAGGTGTTATAAGTTATAGTGACTTTATGCAAAAAGTTGTGACTGAGACACAAAATTATTTTACAACCGTTGTCAATAAAAATAAAGAAACCGTAAACCAATATAATAATGCCGTTAGACAACAATGGCAATTAGAAAGAAATTATACTCAAGGTAATTTGAATGTTGATACTCCTGCGGTTGTGATATTTGGTAAACCAAACAATGTAGAAAAAAGGTTTGACGAAATATTCAACGAACTCGATAAAAATATTAAAGATGGAACAGAAGGATTTATACAATATTTGTCT